CAGTATTGTTTTACGGGGCTATGCGTGAAGCTATGATCTTCATGAAAGGTGAGCAAGATATGGTTGCTTACTATGAAAAAATGTATGAAGAAGCTCTTGCACAGCTTAATCGTCTTGGAACTGGTCTTGAACGTGGTGATGCTTATCGTAACGGTCAAGCTCGTATTATGGTGAAACAATGATCGTTCAAGGATCTTGTAACGTATTTTCTCAAAACCTATTAAACGGTAATGAGAACTTTACAACTGGTATTTATTACATTGCCCTGTATAACGCCAATGCCAATTTAAACCCTACGACTGCTGCTTACACCAGTGTGAACGAAGTAACTGGAAATGGTTATACGGCTGGTGGTATTCCTTTGGTTATTTCAACGGCTCCCACAATTAACCAGCAATACAACACCACTTATGTGTCTTTTGCTAACGCTGTTTGGAGTCCAGCATCGTTTACTTGTAGGGGTGCTTTGGTCTACAATTACATAACAAAAGCAGCTTGTTTTGTATTAAATTTTGGGTCTGATAAGACTTGTAATAGTAGCTTTACAGTGCAGTTCCCAGCAGCGACTTATTCGTCTGCTATTTTGACAATCAGTAGCTATACGGCTGCTAATGTAGTAAGTTCTGGAGATTAATTATGCATAAAGAATTTGGAAGCTGTGGCGATAGCGCTGTAGCAACATTACAAGCCAATGCTGGCACAAACGAAACTATGGGTATTGAAGGTTATTGGCACGTTGAGTGCCGTGATGCTCAAGGTAATTTAAAGTGGAATGAAGAGTTCCCTAACCTAGTCGTAGCCGTAGGCAAACAGTTAATGCTCGATACCTTGTTAAAAGGCAGCTCTTACAGTGTTACTGGTCCTTACCTTGGTTTAACTAATGCTTCATTGACTCCAGCCGCAACAGACGTAATGAGCACTATTGTGCCTAGCAAAGAATTTACTGCTTACACTGTTGGCGGTTCTGCAGTGCGTGGTACAGCCGTGTTTGCTTCTTCTACTTCTACTGGCTCTACACCGTCAAACGTAACGTCTTCAACTGCATCTGCAATTACTTACACCATTACTGGTGCTGGCGGTACTGTTTATGGTTGCTTCTTAGTATTGGGTTCTGGCGCATCAAGCACACAGAGTAATACTGGTGGAACTTTGTATTCTGAAGGAAACTTTAGCGTAGCAAAAACTACAACCGCAGGTGATACTGTCAGCGTTACGTATTCGACCACCTGCACCAGCTGATAGTATAAGTCCTTAATTTTAAAGGATTAATTTTGTTTTATACCTACGCACATTATACTCCCGAAGGCCGTTTATTCTATATTGGTAAAGGCCAAGGGGATCGTGCACACGCCTTTTATCAACGTGGTTCTCATTGGAATAACATAGTTAATAAATATGGTAAACCCGATGTCCAAATACTTGCTAATTGGGATACGGAATCTGAAGCGTTGAGCCACGAAATTCTTTTAATAGAATGTTTCCGTGAATTAGGCCATGACCTATGTAATAAAACAAATGGTGGTGAAGGCACTTCTGGTTATAAACACACTGAGCAACAACGTGAAAATAATAGACAAGCACGATTAGGCAAACCAGTTTGGAATAAAAACATACCGTGCAAAGAAGAAACAAAACAAAAAATTAGCGTTGCTAAACTAGGTTCTATTCCTTGGAATAAAGGTATATCGTCTGGGCTAAAACATTCAGAAGAATTTAAAGAAAAAATTCGTAAAACTCATAAAGGCAATAAGTACAATGTAGGTAGACCTGCTTCTGAAAAACAACGCCAAACAGCTAGCGAAAGATCTAAAGGCAACACCTACGCTGCAGGAAATACATACCAACGCAAATGGGTCTGGGTTGGCACTAATATTAAGACTGGTGAAGTAATCCGATTGGTCGGTGAAAAAGCCTTAAAAGAAGCTGGTTTTCAACACGCTAACATTATAAAATGCATTAACAGAACTCGTAAGTCCCACAAAGGATATGCGTGGTCTAAAGAAAAATGGGAAGATAAGTCATGGCATTAATTCTGCAAGACCGTGTAAGGGAAACTACAAATACAACTGGTACTGGTACGTTTACTCTTTTAGGCGCTGTTACGGGCTATCAATCTTTTTCAGTTATTGGTAATGGAAATACTTGTTTTTATGCTTGTGCTGACCAAGGTGGCCCGAATTGGGAAGTTGGTCTTGGGACTTACTCAAGCGGTACTCTTGCTCGTACTACTGTTCTTTCTTCATCTAACTCTGGCTCACTAGTTAACTTTACTGCTGGTACTAAAGACGTATTTGTAACCCAGCCTTCTGAAAAAGCAGTTTATTTGGATGGAAGCGGCAACATTACGCCTTCTTCTGTAGGTCCTTTAACAGTATCTTCGTTAACAGATTCAGGCTTAACCTCTGGTCGTGTTACCTACGCTGGTACAGGCGGTCTTTTACAAGATTCTGCTAATCTTACGTTTAACGGCACTACATTAACTGCAAATACATTAAATTTAACTAATGCGCTTACTACTTCTTATGGCGGTACTGGATTAACTTCATTTACTGCTGGTGATTTACCGTATTACAGCACAGGCACTGCATTATCTAAATTAGCAATTGGCACAAGCGGCTATATTCTTCAGTCAAACGGCTCTGCTCCGACATGGGTTGCCGCTTCTTCTGTAGTTGGCGGTGCTGGCGGTTCAAACACTCAAGTTCAGTTTAATAATAGTGGTGTACTCGGAGGTTCTGCTAATCTTACATGGAACGGCACTACTCTAGGAGTCACAGGTGCAATTACCGCTTCTGCTGATTCAGCTTTTAATGGTACAGGTGCGCTTCAACTTCCAGTAGGCACTACAGCGCAACAACCTACAGGCGCAAGTGGTAAGCTCCGATTTAACTCTACTACATCTCAGTTTGAGGGGTACACAGGATCAGCATGGAGTTCTGTAGGTGGTTCTGCTTTAAGTAATGACACCACCACAGCTACTAATCTTTATCCCTTGTTTGCTAATGCAACTACAGGCACAGCTTTAAATGTCTATACAAGTAATGCTAAGTATCTTTATAAGCCTAGTACAGGTGATTTACAATCTAGTCAACTAATTGCAAACAATGGATTGGTTCTTAACAATGCAACAGTATCTACAAGTTACACTGTGGCGACAGGAAATAATGCTATGTCAGTAGGTCCAATTACTGTAGCTACAGGTCAAACTGTTACTGTAAGTACAGGTCAAAGGTGGGTGATTCTATGAGTTCTCTTATATCGTCAGGTTCAGCTAGTGGCACAGGGTCAATGACTCTGTTAGCTCCTGTAACCAATTCAAATCAAACTGCTACATTGCCTGATGCTACTGGCACAGTAATGGTTAGTGGTGCTATGCCAGCGTTTAGTGCTTACATGAGTGGAAATCAAACCCCTACAAACAATGTAGCAACATTGCTAACTTATGATACCAAAGATTTTGATTCAGCATCTTGCTTTAACAACACAGGTTCTACTGTTGGTGGAATTCCTGCGTATGCTTTTAAACCCACTGTTGCTGGTTATTATCAAATAAATTTTGTAGTTTGCGCTTACTCTACTGGCACATCATTAGTTCAATGCGTTAGTGCATTATACAAAAATGCTACATCATATAAACAAACTAATATAAATCCAAACGGAACTGCTACTTTTCTTGGTTTTGCGCAAACAATAAGTGTTGTTGTTTATTTAAATGGCACAACTGATTATGTTCAGCCTTATGCAACTGTTAATGCCAACGCAGGAACTCAATTAGTTTTAGGAACTCTTTATTCTAGTTTTAGCGGTTGTTTAGTAAGGGCGGCATAATGAACATCATTGAAAAAATTAAATCTATATACCCTGAATTAACTGATGCAGATTTTGAGCCTGTTATGGGAACAATTAAATTACAAAATGATTTGGATGAGCGTGGCGATTACATTGCTAAATGGGAACATCCTACACTAGCTAGACCAACAGATGAGGAATTAGCATAAGTGCAAGCACAGATTTACCTTGTGTCCAATAAGCTGAACGGCAAGCAATATGTCGGTCAGACAATCAATCCGCATTTGCCGATTGGTCATGGTCGCATCTTAAAAAGTGCTTACAAGCTACATGGTAAAGACAGCTTTACCTATGAGCCAATCTGCAAGGGAATTACCAACAGAGCCAGTTTAAACGCAATAGAACGCTTTTGGATTAGCGTTACTAACACAGTAGTACCCAACGGATACAACATTGATTTAGGCGGTTCTGAAGGCTCTGTATGGACTGATGAACGCAAGCAAGCAGTTAGCATTGCTCGTACTGGAAAAAAGCTAAATAGACCGCTTGGTAGCAAATCTGGTGCAAAAGGCAAGAAATGGTCTGAAGAAAATAAACTGAAATTGTCTGAAATTCTTAAAGGTCGAGTTAGTCCTAATTGGGGAAAACAGGCTTCTGAAGAAACCAAAGCCAAAATGACTGCTAGTCAAAAAGCTAAAGCGGCTTCTTTTGCGGTTCATCCTAACGCTGGTAAAAAAGCATCGGAAGAAACTAAAGCCAAAATGCGAGCCGCAAGAGCCAATAGAATTTATACTGATGAAGATAAACGAAAAATTAGCGAAGCAGTTACAGCTTGGCATAAACAACGCAAGGAGTGTGCATAATGTCCTATGGGCAAGTAAACGCAGATGTGATTGGCACTAGTGTAGCCAATTCAAGTTTAGGGGCAGGCAATGCTACCCTTATGAAAAATAAAATAATTAACGGGGCGTGCGTTATTGACCAAAGAAACGCTGGTGCATCTATTACAAACAACTCTGCAAGTTTTGCATGGGGTGTTGATAGGATGATTGTTTATGGAACACAAACTAGCAAATTTACTTCACAACAAAATGCTGGTTCAGTAACACCTCCTATTGGCTTTACAAATTATTTGGGTATTACTTCTCTTTCCGCATATTCAGTAACATCAACAGATTGGTTTGCAGTTTCTCAGCGAATTGAAGGTTTTAATACGGCTGACCTTCAATGGGGTACTGCTAACGCTAAAACAGTAACTCTGTCTTTCCAAGTCTATTCAAGCCTTACTGGTACTTTTGGCGGTGTTTTAACAAACTCTGCTCAAAACAGAAGTTACCCATTTACTTACACAGTTTCTTCCGCAAACACTTGGACTTCTATTGCAATTACTGTTGCTGGCGACACTTCAGGAACTTGGGTAGGGGCAACTAATGGCACAGGTATTGCAGTGGTTTGGGGATTAGGTGTTGGCTCAACATTAAGTGGTACTGTTGGTTCATGGGCTGGTGCAAATTACTATTCAGCCACAGGAGCAGTATCCGTAGTAGGAACAAGCGGAGCAACCTTCTACATTACTGGTGTTCAACTAGAAGTAGGAAGTAGTGCTACTGGATTTGAGTATCGTCAGTATGGGCAAGAGTTAGCTTTGTGTCAGAGGTATTATGAAACAAGCTATAACGGAGTAAAAGTTCCAACGAATGCTTCTGGTTCTTTAGTGCTTGCTTTAACTGTAGGCTCTCAAACTTATGCTGGTGGTGCTGGTGGTGCTCAACAAGTTCTTGGTTCAGTTCCTTTTGCAGTTGTAAAAAGAGCATCACCTACGATTAATATTTACAGCTATATATCAAGTATATTAACTGCTGTAAGTAGCGGTTATAGTGGTTCTGATTTTGCCGCAAATTCAGGAAATATTTATAACGGTTCAGCTTATTGTTTTTCAATATTTAATGCTACTGGTTCAAATATTACAACTACTGGATATTCAGTGATTTTTGGATTTAGTGCTTCAGCGGAGTTATGATTATGTACAAATTAACAACAAGAAATAATGGTGTTTATAAAGACGGTGCTTTTATTCCACTTGACCCTGACAACACAGACTACCAAGCCTACCTAAAATGGGTAGAACAAGGCAATACACCATTACCAGCAGAGGACATAGTATGACCGCTTATGAACTAGCTGATTGGCTAGATAACTTTAGCTCTGTAAATGATGAAGATGGAAAAATAATGAGTGAGATTTCAGAAAAGCTAAGAAAGCAAGCTGATGCCTTGCAATTAGAAGGAGTGACAGTATGACCACAATAATAATTACCCTTGCA